CTCTCCAAAAAGGTCAGATAAAGTTTTACCTTTAAATATTTCTTTATCGATGCTCATAATTCTTTATTAATAAATAGTTTTAATCAGAATTATTTCGTAAAAGTCCAATATCGTAGGCTTTTTGGTAGCGTTTTCTAAAGTCTGCTTTTAATACGTTTATTACTTTTGTTAGGTTAGGAGTATCGCAATCAGTCATTTCTCTTATATAGATATAAAGAGCTTTCTTTTTAAAAATATCTAAGTCATGTCTAGTCCTAAAAATAGTAAGAACTGCATCTGCTATATGTTTATCTGCTTCTTTAGTAAACATATCATCCATTATATCGTATGCATGCTCTACCCAGTTATCGATAAAATCACTTAAGTTTTTAGCTGCCTTATGGTCTACTTTTAGCTCTTGTTCGTACTGATCTTCTATATCTGAAAAGTTTCCTACCTGTTTAAGCTTTTTGTAGTTTTTGTTATTATAGTTTATTAACCATCTTTTTACTATAGTACCAAAATAAGAATATGCTTTAGCTCCATTAGTAGGATCAAACTTCATAATCTTTTCTTCGTAAATAACTGATACTATTTCATGTTTTAAGTCTTCTATTTTCTCTACGTCAGTATAGTAGAACTTAAATGTATGAATGATATTCTCTGCTAGCTTGTAAAAAGGGTAGTAAATGTGTTCTGTAAAGATCTTTTTCCTATAATCCTGATCTTCAGACTCGTTAAATTTAACTATGTATTCTTCTGTTTCTTTTGTAAAGTAGTTAGCTTTCGATCTCTTCCTTGCCATAATTTTCCGGGAGCATATACTTATCCAATTCGTCTTGGACAGCTTTCATCTGGTTAAAAAATTCTCCCACTTCATCATCACTTTGAAAGACCCCTCGTTCATCGAGATTTTGTAAGTGTTTTTTTGACCTACCGATAAGATTAGAGATATTTTGAAGATATTCAGTTTGATCTAAGGTAACATCTTCGTATTTCTCTACTTTTACCATAAGGTTTCTAATAATATACACTAAAGTTCCCGAAAAGGCAACTAATATTCCAATAATTACGTAAAAAATTTCCATTCTATAAGTTTTTTAACATTTTGTTTAGGCCTTTAGAGGCTTTAATAGGTTTTTTTTGACCGTATCTTGGTTTAGTTTCTTTAGGAACTAATTTACCCCCATTGTTACGCCAAACATCGAATTCTAACTTAGACATTAAGAAGTCTGCCGAGTGTAGAATGAATACTATATTGGTTTTCATCCTAGAAGTAGGGTAATTACTATAAAAATAAGCTTCATTAGCTTTATCGAATACACCATCATGTAGTCTTATACCTAAAAATTCGTTCTGTGTAACAGGAATACCAAATTTCTGTAGTATAAACAGAGATCTATCGGGTACTAACATAAAATCTAAGTCTGGATTGTATGTATAGTTCTCAAATAGTTTATTTTTTCTCCATTCATCGGTCTGTATTACGTAATTTTCTTTAGTTCCATCGCCAATTTTACCTAAATCATGAAATAAAGCTGCAAATACTAGTTCTTCTTCTGTAAAGTCTATAGTACCTCCCATTTCTTTGTAAAGTCTCATCTGTTTTAGTGAAAACTCTACTACTCTATTAACATGATCTACATAACCACCTGGGAATGCATTATGATGCCAAGACTTACCACTAGCTGGAGCCATGATATAGGCTTCGCCAAGGTGTTCTATAAGCTTTTTACATTTTTCCTTACGGTCGGTAATGTAATGGTCAACTATTTTAAGATGTTTTTCGTAATTCGAATGGATTTTCTCCGCTTGCAATGACATATTAGATTAATTATTTGTTTAATTATTAAATTATTCTTATATTATACTATAATTAAGTATTTATTTATATTTAATTCTTAATATATAATTAAGATAATGATTTTTTTTCAAAAGATCAACTATTCTACAATAAATTTTTCCGTAAAGTCGTTTTTTAGTACGGAGTTACTACCTGCATCCCAATAAACCTCCATGTATAACGTAATAGTATCACCTATAGCCATAGGAGGAATAGGTCCTACTGTACGTCTACTACGTAATCTAGTATGATCATCTGTAAATTTTATAGAAGTTCCCTGTACCATGTTAACTTTCATACCTGCAAACTGTGTAAGATCGACTGTAGTCGTACTATTTGGTAGTAAATTACCGGAATAATCGTAAGGTCCCTGGAAAGGATTATAGTTATTTACTGTTACGGTAAGAGTATCTCCTATTATCCAATATGTATCGCTATCAAAACGTGCTTCAACGTTATGAACCCCGTTATAAGTATAGTAATCATCTAGTTTAGATGCAAAAACATCAACGTTAAAATAAGGTAAATATTCTCCTGTCCAATCTAACTCAATATGATAATATCCATTCTCATCTGCTTGTACGGGAAATACCATTTCGGCGTTGCAATCACCGTCAACGCAAGGAGGGGGGAGGATCTCTTCTATAGTACAAGAAACGAGCATCGCGCTCGCCGCGCAAAACGCGCAAAGTTGCCACGAAATTTTTTCTATTAGTTTATTCATACTTTATATTATCATTTAATTCAATTTCTAACGCTTCTCTATTATAGAAGGCTTCTTCAGTATGTTTTTGATTGGCTATCTCGGATACCATTACGGTTATAGGATAACCTTTACGTAAATTCATAATAAAAGAATATTTACCGGTAACGGATAGGTTCCAGTCTGGTTTATCCATAGAGAGTCTATCTATTGTAATATCTGAGAATCTATGGGCAATAAAATCTGAGAGTTGAGATTGGATATACTGAGGTACTATCATGACTTTGGTTAGAGTATACTAATTATGTACGTTTCTTAACTTAAACATATACAGTGGAAAATTATAAGTAGTCTTATTACCCATCATATCAAAGGTATAACCTTTCATATAGGTTTTAAGTATCTTTTCTATATTCATACTACCTCCTAGAAGACTATTACCCTCTCTTATAGTATAATCTATTTCATCTTTAAACCCATTATAGGCTCTTATAGTGAATACTCTGGGTTTATTATTTCTATCTACTCCATAGGTAACCTCAAACTGCTCTCCGGGTTGTAGAGAGTTGATTTCTTTAATAATCTTGTTAGATTTCTTTACTTTTTCTTGATAATTCATATAACCGTTTTTAAATATACCATAATATAAGAAGAAATATGCAGAATTCCAACTATTTCCCCTTTTATTTATCTAAATATTTGAACCACCTGTTCATAACGAACCAAAATAGTACAAATAATACTACTACCTTTAAGAAAATTATCATATTTTAGTTTTAGTTACTAAATATGCAACCGAACATTGGGTTTTTCGTAAAGTAAATCGATATATTTCTTGATTACTGCACATTTTTCATATTCTTCGAGGTTTTCAAAGTAATATAACATAGTATGCAACGATTTATTTACTTCTCCACTATCAAAAGTCTCTCCAATAATGTATTTTGTTTCGAATTTATCGGATTTTATCCTTTCTAAATAGGTATAAAGCTTTGAAAAGTATTTATGTTTTATTCTATCCTTACTTCTGAGATATTCTTCCTTATGGTTTTTACTGTAAATTTTATCTAATAGGAAAAAGTTATCTACCCCTCTTACTACCATACCCATAAGGACATAAGGATTTTGTAACACTTCTGTGACGTTATTTTCTTCATAAACCTGTTCATCATTGGCTTCGAACAGAGAAAATAAGGTATGAGGGTCGATTTTCTTCATAATTTCATATAAATATATAAAAAACCCCTATATACAAAATTTTTTTTCGGAAAATTTCCCTGGTTTTCGTTGGAAACTACCAAAAAACTTCTTATATTATTATAGAGTAATTGTTAGTATATTGGATCTGAAGGTATCACCAAAGGATTACCAATATTATTCCAGTAAGTATAACGATAAGTACCACAATAGATAGTACTATAGGTAATAATTTATACTTATTTTTATTAATCCCGTATAAATCCTGTATTTTTATAGGCCAATCTTAGTATCTCTATATATCTATATATATTTATATATAAACCTATAGGTAAAAAGTCATGAGAAAGAGGAAGATAGGTCTGGGCAGATATAGCCATAGAGGTACCGTATAGGGAACTATACTGGCAGTGTTATATCAGATTGATGGCATATGTAGATCAGTCTTAAATCAGACTAATGGTACTATATAGGCCTTTTATGGACAAGGACAAAACGTCCATAGGCTGATATACAATAAGTAAAATACTAGTGCTATAAATAAGAAACTTACTATAGGCTCCTTGAGTTTATTATATAACCTTTTCATTATAACCTTTATTTAATAATTGTTATTAATTCTCATTTTAGTGACGTACCCTTTATTGGTAGAGTTAAATAGGTATATAAATAACTCATCAACGGTATTAACACTATCTACATTCTGGAAGTATCTTTCTATGTTTCTTTTTTTAAAGTCATAGTTAGATCTCATCCATTGTTTAACAACCTCTTT